CACTAGGGACTAATGATGGCTACGATACTGCAAATTGTGTTTATATTGATGGGTCAGGTGCAGGTAGAATGTCACTTGGCACAGGATTTACATATACTGGTAACGCGTTAACAATAGACGGAAACGCGTCAATAGCTGGATGGGGAATAAATGGTACTTCTTTTAGTAAAGGTAGCGTTACTCTAGCGGCTATTAGTGCTACAAGTGCATATTTGGGAATAGGAGCTACTACATACGGTTCACCTGGAATATTCATCGGACAAACTGGGTCAGGTACGTATAAATTAAGTGCAAGTGGATCTTCAGGTGGAATGTTTTGGGACAACACTAAATTTGAAGTAAAAGGAACTGACGGAACATCAGTATTTCAAACTACAGCCACTGGTGCTACAATAGGCGGAATGACGGTTACTGATACCCAAGTAAATGTTGGAACTGACTTATATTTAAAAAATTCTGGACAAATAACTGGTTCACTTGTAAAGTTTACTGGTGGGAAAGTTGGTGGTTGGTCTATTGGTGCCAGCTCCATTGCAGCAACTAATGTTACTATGGTTCCAGGAGGAGCGAATACTGCACATATTTTAGCAGGAACAGGGGCAACAGCAGCAGGATTAAATTCCGCAGGTGCGGCTGGTGATATAGCTATTTGGGCTGGAAGTTCGCATGCAAATAGAGCATCTGCTCCATTTAGAGTAGAAGCTGATGGTGATTTGGTTGCAACTTCGGCCACACTTACAGGAGCAGTTATTGCAACAAGTGGACAAATTGCAGGTTGGGATATTTCTGGTGATACATTAGTTAGTAATAATTCAGATAATATAGTACTTGATGGTGAAAATGAAAAAATAACAATAGGTACTAAGGCAGCAATAGACGATGGTAATGCTGGACTTTATATGGGAACTGATGGAATAGCATTAGGAGCAAGTTCTGTATTTAAAGTTTTGGCATCAGGAGCATTAACTGCTACTTCGGCAACTATCACAGGTGATCTAGTAGCAACAAGTATTCAAGCAGAAAGTGGTTCTATAGGAGGTTTTGGAATTACATCAACTGAAATCTCATCAAGTAACGCTAGTGGAAATACGGGATTACGATTAAAGGCATCAGGCCAAATAACTGCTTCAGCAGCTAAAATTTCAGGTAACATTACTGCAACAGGAGGTACAATAGGTAACTGGGTTGTTGGAACAAAATTAACATCAAATAATATGACGCTTGATCCTTCTTTTCCAGCAATATATATGGGAGATAAGGAATCATTATTAGACAATAATGACGGAATATATATTGGTGCTGCAGCAAGTACCCCAGGAGGTTTTGCTATATCTGTTGGTACTGATGAAGATTTCTTTGTAAATAGCGAAGGCCAAGTAACAGCTTCAGCAGCTAAGATCACAGGTGATATTACTGCAACAACTGGTACTTTTGATGATGTAGATATAAGTTCCGGAACAATTGGTGGATTTAATATATCTAACACTATAGATTCCCAGGTGGGTGTATTAAAGTTAAAGGGTTCTACTGGACAAATAACAGGTTCACTTGTATTGTTTAAGGGTGGAAATATTGGAGGCTGGCAATTGACACCAGCAAAATTAGAATCAAGTACAAGTGATTTTAGAGGAATGAAACTAGAGCCCAATCAAAAGTTTGTTGGATACGGAAACACAAATCATCGGAAATTAAGTGTCATTGGCTCATTTAGTTTTGGAATTGCACCAGGTGGCGGCGGCGGTCCATTTGTAGAATAAAATAGGAAGAATCAAATCATGGCAGATTTACCATTTAAAATTAATATAGAAACTGAAGCAGGAAAACAATACTCATACTTCGATGCAGATTTTGCAGCTACTACAGACGCAAATATAAGTGCATCTGTTATGCTAGCGCGAGTAAATGCATTGACTTCACAATCATATTCGAGTGATGAAGCCGCTGGAAGTGCCCATGCGCACTTATTCAATGACGACTACAATGATTGGATAGCAGCATCAGTTGTTGGAAGTGTTATATCAGGATCATTAAAATTTGAGCACACAGATACGTTGGATAGTTCTGACAGATTAAAACGATATAGATTCTTTGGAACGAAAGTGTGTAATGTTCTAGGGTTTCCAGCAGGTCAGTGGGAGTACCCAGTAAACTTTCAATTAGATGATACTGGTACAGGTACGAATTATTTTTCAGGTGATATAAGTGCTGATAACTTATCTGTTGCAGAGAAAATTTCGTTTTCGCCAATATCTGATATTGCCGGCAATATACGATTTAATATAGACAAATCAGTAGATAAATTTATACAATTTACAAGCGGTAGTGGATTTGAACAAGAAAACAAATTATTACTGGGTTACAATACTGATGACGATCAATATGTTTTAGAAGGTTTAAATATTTGCGAAGCTAGTTTAGGCGATTTTAACAACGTTACTACAGCCAAGGTGTATTCCAACACCACCGCTGATCTACAATTATTATCAGGTGGTTCTTCCTTTAGTCCCACAGATGCTTCAACTAATCAAATTCTCCTAGATTTTGGGGGTTACGATGGGCTGATGATGGGAAAGTTTGAGTATGTCTATAATGATCCTGAAGTATGGGATGGTGATGATGATAATTCTTGCTATACTACCGATTTTGGAATGACTGTCCACAATAATGACGCAGCAGCAATAAATAGATTTTCTGGAATAGCTTTTCAAATGGGTGGGGAAATATTTAATGCTGGTGACGGAACTCAATTGGATAATAATACTCCAATGGGTTCTATTACAGTACACAGAGCTAGCACCACATTAGAAAATAGAACTGGTAGAATGAACTTTTCACTTAATGATGGGACAACTAACGCAGCAGCCGCCGGTAACCTTCAATCTCATCTGACTATTCAATATGATGGCGATGTCGGTATAGCAACACAAACTCCATCTTATAAGCTTCATGTTGTTGGAGATATAGGCGCTACGAGTAATATAACTGCATACGCTTCTGATAAAAGGCTTAAAGAGAATGTTAAGACAATAGAAAGCCCATTAGAAAAAGTACTCGGTTTAGAGGGTGTGACATTTAATTGGAATGAATTAGCAGAAAAAGAAGCAGGTTTTGATAGGGAAGAGGGACAAGTAGGATTATTAGCACAAGATTTACAAAAAATACTTCCAGAGGCTGTTAAGTTAGCACCATTTGATAAAGCACCTGATTCCGGGGATTCAATTTCTGGTGAGAATTACCTGACGATCCAGTATGAGAGTGTCGTACCGCTATTAGTAGAGTCAATAAAAGAGATGGGATCATTAATAGGTGATCTTGAGTCTAGGATAAAACAATTAGAGAGTAAAGAGTAATGGCTGGAAATTCAGCTCCCACTAATGTAGTTTTAACAACCCCCACTTCAGGAAATGATGGTGATTTACATGTAGCTTGGGTTGGACAAAGAAACGGTCAGTGCAATGGGGCCAAGTGGGAACTTCTATATTCAGTAAATTCAAATATGTCTTCACCAACTGGCCCTATAAATGGTCCTAGTGTAACAGGCACTAGTAATTATAGTTATACTCTTGATTCTGGTGATGGACTTTCCGCCAGTACTGAATATTATGTACAAGTCAGGCAGTCAAGTGGTTGCGGTAATGGAGAAAGTGCTTGGGTAACAATACCGGCTGATTCAGCCTTTTCCAAAGGACCGGCTGTTCCAGATGCTCCAGGCGCACCAACTGTAGCTTCTATGGGTGGGGATGGTTTTGAAGAAATAGATCTTCAATGGAGTGCTGTCTCGGGTGCAACTGGATATAAGTTATACTACGGCACCGGTACAGGTAACCCATCAGGTAATGAAACAATTGTCATCGGAATAGGAGATCCGGTGACAAGAACAGTTACTGGTTTAGCTCAAGCGCAAAATTACAGTTTTCGTCTTAAGGCGACAAACGCCACTGGGGATTCAGCATTTGGACCAAAACTTACTCAGGCAACATTTTGGGAAGATGAAGGAGATATAGCAGTAAACTCAGGGATCGGAAATGACTATGAGTCTAATACTATTACTTGGGTCTATCCTAACACAGTGGCAGGAACCGATGAATCTAGATTATATGGTGACACATCTAATCCGCCAACTACGTTAATAAGTACGCAGTCGGGAGATGGTTCTAAGACATACCATCATGCTAGTTTGACGCCAGGTGGTACATATAGGTACAGAATAAGACTATATCCAGGTGTACATAATGAACTTTTTAATCCCAACTTGCGTCCTATTGAGACAGTAACTAATCCTGGTGCACCAATAGTTACAAGTGTCTCATTTTCAAATATAGGAGATACAACTGCTACTGTAGGCTGGAACCATAGTAATGCTTTAAGCTATAGGTATTTAGTTACTACAGCTGCATATAATACATCTGATTACCAGGCACTTGGTTATAATATGGCAGCAAATGGTGTAAATACGAATAACGATGAAGTTAATTTAACTGGTTTAACCCAAAATATCGCTTACAGATTTTATATTATCCCATATCAATACACTAGTAATGGATACCCTGTAGGGGCAACTTTCGGTTATGGTAATAATATTGAAGGGGCTCAAATATTTACAACAGGGGCGTCTCTTCCTGGGAACATAACTTCAGGTGCAGTAACTGCAGACGATGAGAATTCTATATCAATTTCTTGGGGAAATTCATCTAATGCTACTAGCTACGATTTGGATTACAGCTTGAATAACAGTAATTGGTCTGTATTAAGAGATAATGTAAATACGAATTCGTATAATCATACGGGTCTTTTAGCAAATACATTGTATTATTATAGGGCACGGGGTGTGAATAGCGCTGGTAATGGTAATTATGTGAGTCAAAATACTTATACAACTCCGTCTCCTCTATCAACGTTTTCGTATGAAGGAATTGCTGGTAGTACGTACGATGGCAATGTTAGGTTTACGTTAACTGAACAGCTCGGTTCTACTAGAATTTATATTTACAATAGTAGTGGCACTCAGCTTACGAAATCTGGAGACGATTGGCTGGACGTGGACGGATTTGGTACTACGACCTTTGAGGCAGAAGATTGGTATCTCGGTGGTGATGAACTCAATCTTGATAACGAGTATAATGAGTCCCTCGATGTGGGTGCTATAAAATTTAAATCTTATTCTGCTAATTCAGGACAGAAATCCTCGTTTAGCAGTACAATTCTAGGTTACACTCTTCCTGAAACACCCTCCAGTGTCGTTGCAAATGCTACTAGTTATGATGCAATTGCACTTAGTTGGGCTAATCCTGCTGGTTCTGCTTTATCAGAAACATTTACAATACAAAGAAAGCTATCTGGTGGTACTTATGCAGATATAGCAACTGGTGAAACTAATACAACGTATCCAGATGCTAATTTGTCACAGAACACTCAATATTATTATCAAATAAAAACAATAACTTCTGCCGGCAGCAGTTCTTACTCTTCTGAAGTAAATGCTACTACTGCTACGGGTCCGGACCCAGTTACTGGTGATACTTTAGAATTAGGTAAATTGGGAGTTGAAACAGGTGATGTAGGAAGTGTGGGAAGTGAAATAAGTATGGGCACAGTATCAGGTGGAACATCTGAAGTAGGAATGGATCAGTTTTTTCTTGGGTCGCTAGTAGCAGTAACCGGTGATAGTTATATGTTTCCTACACAAACAAAAACATATGAGGTATCACGACAAAATGTTGGTAGTGAATGGACAGAACAAATAAAGAGTGTGGCTGCTAATTTTACTTGGACCATAAGTAATGGTAATGGATCGGTACAAACAAATAATGGATATAGGGCAGTCGTACAAGCAACTGGAGGATATGGATCTTCATTTCAAGTTCGTTGTTTATATTCAGGTCCATTTAATGATCATATGACAACGGGAGAAAAAACAGCAACTCCCAAAACAGTTAATATTGCTATATAAAATAATATAATTTTTTAATAAAGGAGAATAAAAATGAAAGTTACTTTCGATGAAATAATAAATGTAGTACTTCACCATGAGGGTGGCTACGTAAATGATCCAAAGGATCCGGGCGGAGAGACAAACTATGGCGTCTCTAAACGTGCGTACCCTGATGTAGACATCAAAAATCTTACAGAAGATGATGCAAAGGATATTTATAGAAGAGATTATTGGGATAAGAATCACTGCGGTGATCTTCCTGAGGACCTCCGCCACGTATATTTTGACATGTGTGTAAATATGGGTGCTGGACGTGCAACAAAGATAATGCAAGAAACAGCAAACGCTAAAGGAGCTAATCTAAAAATAGACGGAGGCATGGGACCTAAGACAATTGGTGCTATGCAGAACGTAGAACTAAATCGTGTCAGGGCATATAGGGTAAAGTATTACGTGACTCTAGTTGAACGCAAGCCAGATTTAGAAAAGTTCTACTATGGCTGGTTTAAAAGAAGTTTAGAAGTTTAAGGAGTAATCAATTGACAGATTTTTATAGAGATCTTGTAAATGAGGTCATTTATGGCACAAATTGTGTAGTTCTAGATAAGAAAACAATTGAAAGATTCTTATATGAGACAAATGTTTTAAATGAGCTTCAAGGAGTACAGGGTGTGTATTCTGATGAGGGATTATATGACTTTTTTGATAATTTTGCTGATTATAAGAGAGTATCAGATTCTAAAGCTAAACAAATTTTAGGATGGGCAGTTATTAACTATATTGTAGATGATTCTACAGAGCATAAAGGAAAGTCTAGTCCAAAGAAGTGGCTAGATAGGGTTTCAGATCTAATGAAAGATGATGGTGTTGGTAGAGGAAGAGGAAGAGCAGCAACAAGTACTTATGGTGGTGCTGTTATTGATGGTGTTAATCACCCAGATAAGATGTATATGAAGGAATTAGAACATGTTGTTAAACCCTTAGGCTGGCAGATAATAAAATGGATGGGTGTTGGGCCTAATAGAAAGAGTAAAGTTGTCATAATTCCTTCTGAAAGACTAACAACAATGAGGGCTAAGGTCAATGAGGACGTATCTTTAACAATTGCATTAAAAGAGAAGATTAAAAAAGTTGGTGATGAGTATGTTGTTTATCCAAAGGCTGGCGGTAAAAAATTAGGTTCACATAAAAGTAAAAAAAAAGCTTTAGCACAACTAAGAGCAATTGAATTTTCTAAAAGTAAGAGAAAAGTCAAAGAAGCAAGTGCTATTAAGTCACCAGGAATTAAAACAATAGTTGCAGTGTATCCAGGAAGGTTTCAACCGTTTGGACCACATCATAAAGAAGTATATGAGCATATAACAAAAAAATTTAAAGAAGTATTTATTGCAACATCTAACAAGTCTGGTGGTGATAGACATCCTATGAATTTTTCACAAAAGAAAAGGCATATGCAGAAAATGGGAATCAATGGATCAGCAATTGTGCAAGAGAATCAGCCATATATACCTAAGGGTTTACTAAAAAAGTTCGATGGTGAATCAACCGCAGTGGTCTTTGTGGTTGGTGCGAAGGATAAGGGAAGACTTACAGCTGGAAAGTACTTTCAAGAGTATGAAAAGAATTATATGAGACTGGAGGGTTATGAAAAACATGGTTACACATTAGAAGCACCTCACGTTTCTGTTAGAGTGGGCGGCCAAGAAATAGATGGTACAACAATACGTAAGCTATTAGGCTCAGAAGAGTATGATACAAAAATTAAAGAGAAATTTTTTAAGAAAATGTTTGGATATTTTGATCAAAAGACGTTCGACCTCTTTACTAGTGCGTTTACAGAGGGTTTAATATTAGAGGGTGGAGCCTATGGACACATGGCTCATCCATTTGATGATTATGAGCTAACATTTGGAGACCTAAAATCAATAATAGATCAGGGGTTACAGGGGCATCTAGATAAAGAAGAATCAGTGACAGAAAAGCTAGATGGACAGAACATAATGGTATCAGTTGTAGACGGAGAAGCTAAAGCTGCTAGAAATAAGGGAGATCTTAAGCGTGGTGGAATGTCTCTAGATGATGTAAAGAACAAGTTTAAGCATCATATACCAACTGTCAGGAATGCTTTTGTCTATTCAATGGTAGATCTGAAATCATCTTTAGAGCGGTTGTCTACAAAAGATCAAGAAGAATTATTTGATAATGGTAAAAATTGGGCTAATATAGAAATTCTCTATCCTGACACAAAGAATGTAATAGACTACGATGGCGGAATGCAAATTATACTTCATGGCATCATAATATATAACGACGCGTGGGTGTCCACAGGTGAAGTAAAGGGCGGTGGTAAAAAATTAGCTGCAATTATTAATAAGCTAAACAAAGGAATTAAGACAAAGTTTGCGTTTAAGGGACCAAATGTTCTTAAGATAGCTAAGGCAAAGGACTATGGTAAGAAGCGACAGAAATTTTTTGGCGCTTTGAAAAAGCTGCAGGATATATATAGTCTGAAGGATACAGATGAGGTTTCATTATATCACCAACACTTTTGGTTAGAATATATTTTGGCTGGTGCACATTCATCAGATTTTGCAAGCATACCAGACAATGTTTTATATCCTCTTATGAAGAGATGGGCATTTAGTGATAAGTCATACAAGATGACTGAGATTAATAAGTTAAAGGAAGATCATCCAGAGTTTGTAGACTGGGTTAGAGCTACTGAAAAACAAGATCACGCTAAGATATTGAAGGATAACATGCGCCCATTTGAGGTTTTATTTTTTGAAGTAGGTGCAGAGATACTTAGTAATGTTAGTAATTGGCTTGCACCAAACCCATCTGCAACAGTACAAGCACTAAAAAAAGGCTTAGACAAGGCAGCAAAAGAAATAAGAAGCAAAAAAGATCCCTCCTCAATTAGTAAGTTAGAAGCACAATTAAGTAAGATAACTGCTATGGGAGATTTATCAAATTTAGTTCCGTCTGAGGGATTAGTTTTTAAGTACGGCGGCAAAATATACAAGTTTACAGGTTATTTTGCACCAATTAATCAAATCACAGGCTTAATGAAGTTTTCGAGGTAATTATGGCATATAGTAGAGAAACACAAAGACAAAATGAGGCATTAGGTGATATATTAGCTGGTCGTAAAACTAAAAAAAGAGTGATGGTTGGTTATAAAGGTAAAAAAGATCCTCAAGGTGGAAAGACAAGGCAATCAGAGCTAACTGATATTATGAAAGATGTCCGTATGCCGTGGTTCTGTCCTGAATGTAAGAAGGTAATGAAGAACAATAGATTAGATGGCAAGATGTGGAGGATATATAATCATTGTTTTGACTGTCAACTTCAAATTGAGCATAAAATGAGGGTTGAGGGTACATTTGAAGATTGGGAAATAGGAAAGTACCTTCAAAATAAGAAATCAATAATTGAAGAACAGCTAGAATCAATAGCTAGTTGGAGAGAACAGGGTGACGCATCATTTGTAGAGCCCGTAAATGTGGACACAGGGTTTGTTCATATAGAGACATATAAAAAAGATCCTAAAATTGAGCAAATGGCAGATGAGGCATTAGAAGAATTGGGTATTGCACTGTCTGAAATTAATGAATCAATAAGAGAGCATAATGGCAACATCGAATCAAATTAGAGAACAGATAAAAAATGAGTACGTTAAGTGTGCGCTTGATCCTGTGTACTTTATGAGGGAATATTGCTACATTCAGCACCCTGTAAGAGGTAAAATCAAGTTCGATTTATACGATTTTCAGGCTAAAACACTGTCTGATTTTAAAAATAATGATTATAATGTGATTTTAAAGGCAAGACAGCTAGGATTATCAACGCTTTCAGCAGGATATTCATTATGGATGATGACTTTTCATCAGGATAAGAATATTTTGGTTATTGCAACTAAGCAAGAAGTAGCAAAAAACTTGGTTACAAAGGTAAGGGTAATGCATAAGGCGCTTCCTGCCTGGTTAAAACAAAAATGTGTTGAGGATAATAAACTATCACTCCGATATAACAATGGATCTCAAATAAAAGCAATATCATCTACTACTGAAGCAGGTCGTTCTGAAGCATTGTCGTTATTGATTATCGATGAGGCTGCATTTATTAAAAATATTGATGATATATGGGCAGCAGCTCAACAGACGCTAGCTGAGGGTGGTAAGTGTATTGCCCTATCTACTCCGAATGGTATGGGAAATTGGTTTCATAAGACGTGGTCAGACGCTGAAACAGGTGAAAATAGTTTTAATTTTATAAAACTACACTGGTCTGTTCATCCAAACAGAGGACAAGATTGGAGAGACGAACAAAATTCATTATTAGGCCCTGATATGGCAGCACAAGAGTGTGACTGTGACTTTATAACATCAGGTCAATCTGTAGTTCCTGGTCCGATTTTAAAAGAGTATCAGGATAATTTTGTTCAAAAGCCGTTTGAAAAACGATATGATGATGCAATGTGGATATGGGAGCACCCAGTTATAAATAAAAAATACATACTTAGTGCTGACGTTGCGCGTGGTGATGGTGAAGATTTTTCTGCTTTTCATGTATTAGATTTAGAAACACTTGAACAGGTCGCAGAATATAAGTCAAAGGAAGGTACCACAAGATTTGCTGGAATATTAATGTCAGTAGCAACAGAATATAATGATGCATTGATGGTTGTCGAGAATAATAATGTTGGTTGGGCAGTATTACAGATGATAATAGATAGAGATTATAAAAATTTATTCTGGATGAAGAAAGACATAAGATATGTAGACGCTAATAGACAATATACAAACAAATATAAGAGTGAAACTAAACAAATGGTTCCAGGCTTCACAACATCATTGAAAAGTAGACCACTTATTATAGAAAAGTTAGCACAATTTATTAGACAAAAAGAGTTAAAAATAAATTCCATTAGATTGATAGAGGAATTATTTGTATTTATATTTAATAATGGGAAACCGGAAGCTTTAAAAGGCTACAATGACGATTTAGTTATGAGTATGGCTATCGGTCTTTGGATAAGGGAAACAGCATTGAGACTTCATGATGAAAATATGAGAATGACAAGAGAAACTATGCAAAAAATAGGTGGAAATGCTGGCGTGTACACAGTTGAAGAAACAGAAGACTATGGTTGGAAGATGCCTGTAGGCGATAAAAAAGAATCACTAACGTGGTTAATAGGTAACAAGGAATAAAATGGCAAAACAAGATACATTTTTTGATAGAATTAGACGATTATTTTCGACTAACGTTATTGTAAGAAACGTTGGCGGTAAAAAGTTAAAAATTGTAGATACAGATAAGATGCAAATAGGATCCAGACAATTAATGGATCGTTATACGAGAATGTTTTCTACAACAGCTGGTTATGGTGGCTATATGGGGTATTCGGGTGAGCTAGCTAAGGCTCAAAGAATATCATTATTTAGGGACTATGAAGCAATGGATGATGACTCAATTATTTCTTCTGCATTAGATGTCTATGCTGATGAGTCCACAATGAAATCAGAGTACGGTAATGTACTAGAAATCAAGAGTAATAATAATCAAATAAAGGATATTCTACATAATCTTTTTTACGATATACTGAATATAGAATTTAATTTATGGCCGTGGATTAGAAATTTAGTAAAGTATGGTGATCTTTATTTGCATTTAAACATACAAGAAAAATGGGGTGTTATTAATATAGAGCCGCTGTCTCCTTATGATGTATCTAGAATTGAAGGATGGAATCCTGAAAATCCACAAGAAGTAAAATATGTACTAGACACAACAGATCCGAGAAATCAAGCAGGAAATGCTCCAAGAACAGAATTTGAAAATTTTGAAATGGCACACTTTAGAATGTTATCAGATTCAAATTATTTGCCATACGGTAAGTCAATGATAGAGGGTGGTAGAAAGACTTGGAAACAATTAAGCCTCATGGAAGATGCTATGTTAATTCATAGAATTATGAGAGCACCTGAAAAAAGAATTTTTAAGATTGATATTGGAAATTTACCTCCAAGTGAAGTAGATACATACATGAAAAGAATCATCGATAAGATGAAAAAGGCGCCAGTTGTAGATGAAACCACCGGTGATTATAATTTACAGTACAATATGCAAAATCTTACTGAGGATTTTTATTTACCAGTCCGCGGTGGGGATAGTGGAACAGCAATAGAATCTCTTCCAGGATTAACTTATGAGGCTGTTGAAGATATTGAATATTTAAGAAATAAACTTTTAGCAGCACTTAAAATTCCAAAAGCTTTCTTAGGATATGAAGAACAAGTTGGATCTAAAGCTACATTAGCTGCTGAAGATGTTAGATTTGCTCGTACTATAGAGCGAATTCAAAGAATTGTTGTTAGTGAGCTCACAAAAATAGCTGTAGCACACCTCTATTCGCAAGGTTTTACTGATTCTGCATTAGTTGATTTTGATTTGATACTAACAAATCCATCTACAATTTATGAGCATGAAAGATTAGATTTATGGGACAAGAAAGCTGCACTAGCAGATAGCATGGCATCAGCTGGATTAGTTTCTTCACAATGGGTGTATGATAATATCTTCTTATTTTCTGATGAAGAAGTTGCAAAGCTTGATCAAGAAGTAATAGCTGACAAGAAGGCAACGTTTAGATTATCACAAATTGAAATGGAAGGCAATGATCCTGTCCAATCAGGCCAAGCTATTGGAACACCTTATGATATGGCAACTGCAATGGCACCTGAGGGTACTCCAGGCAATTTAGATCAAACAGGCGATGATGGTGTACCTACTGGAGCAATGTTTGATGAGGATGAAGACTATAAATCAAGAAAAAAAGTATTAAAAAATAAATCTTCTAGAAGAGACAAGGAAGACAGAAGTAGACTTGGTGGTGTTCGTGATGTATTGGGTAAACATGACTATGCAAATGTAAGAAAGCGTGACAAAACTAATCCAATAAAGCACAAATATAGAAAAAGTCCATTAGCATTATCGCACTTTAACAAGCTTAAAAGTCATTATGGTGACAAAGAAAAACAAATGATTACAGAAGTTGATAAAATTGAAGAAGAGCTTAATGACAAAAAGACTAAAACAAAAAAGAAATAAATTTATATTTATAGATGATAATTTAGCTTAGGGTATAAATGAAACATTCTAAATACAGAAATACAGGCCTCTTATTTGAGTTACTCACGAGGCAAATAACAGTGGACATTTTGAATAATGTACCCACTTCTTTAGCAACAGCAATATTGCAAAAGAACTTTCATAAAGGGTCGGAACTTTTTAAAGAAAATAAGCTTTTTAATGTGCTTATTGAATCAAAGTTCAAGTCAACAGAAAGAGCTGAACATTTAATTAAGACAACAGTCAAAGCATATAGCAGAGTTATAGATACAAATAAGCTTAAATTAGAAAAATATAATCTTATTAAGAGTATTAAAGAAGGTTTTGATATAAATGAGTTCTTTAAGTCTCGTGTAGGTAATTATAGAATTTTAGCAGCAGTAAACAATATCTTAACTGAGGATTACAGTAATCCTGCAATGCTTTCCAAAAATCATTATACTATTGTAGAGAACATGACGTCTGATAAAAAGACAGAGGAAACAGAATTAATGGTAGCACTGCGTCGTGAAAATAAAGATTTACGTAGTATAACTTACAAAATTTTAATTGAAAAATTTAATAAAAAATATAAGTCTCTCTCTAAAGAACAAAAAGATGTTTTAAGAGAGTATATTAATAATATTTCAAATACTAATGGTTTGAATGATTTTTTAGAATCTAAATTTAAGGGTATTTCTTTTAATTTAAAAAAATCATTACCAGCAATTAATGATAAAGTAGTAAAGATAAAAATTAAAGAGTGTATTAAATTAATAGAAGACACAAAATATAGCACTAAACAGCATACTTATAATGTTTTGAAATTGATGAGATTTTATCAACTTTTAGAGGATGTACATCATGCAACGAAATAAAAAATTAGTAGAACTCATCAGAAAGATGATTCAACAAGAAATTGAAGAAATGAATACAACGGCTAGCGCTGGTGGAGAATACTCTACACCACATGCATTTCGTAATGATGAGAAGGACGATGAAGAATTAAAATTGACTAATGGTATGTCAGTTGTAAAAGAAAATTATTATCAATGGCGTAATAATGAAGACCTCACTACAAAACAAAAGATTGCCAGATCAATGGTTGCTATTAGAGACAGTATTGATTTAATTGATAAGGCAGTAAAATATAATGTAAAATTAAAGACAGAAATGCAATTTGAATCTGGTAGTTATATGGAAAGAACAAAAATAGCACTTAATAAAATTTCAGAAAAATTAATAAGATTATCAACAAGAGTAAAGGATTTAGTATAATGAAACAACTTTTAGTAGATACAATTCCATTTGAAGTTTCCAGAAGTGATATTAATGAATCAATGGGTAAAAATGGTGGAAGATTAATTGTTAACGGTGTTTTGCAAAGAGCAGAATCCAAGAATCAAAATGGGAGGGTATATCCTAAAGAGATTTTAATGAGAGAAGCCAAGAAATATGCTAGTGAGTTCATTAAACAGAGAAGGGCAATGGGAGAATTAGATCATCC